GTTTATGAAAGGTGAAAAGGACGTGTTAGACTTATACAATGGTAGGTTTTTAGAAGCACTTGGAAGATTAAAGAATTATGCAGAAGGTAGAAATTATTCTGATTCTTTTCGAGAAGGTTTGGTTAGACAAAGACAAACATGAGTAAAACTAAAAGTGTGGCTATTGTTGGTCTTGGCAATAGTTTTGCAGAATATATATTAGCTAAAATTAGAAGCGAAGAGTTTGATGAAGTTTGGGCGATAAACGCCATGTCGGCAGTTATATATCATGATAAATGTTTTATGATGGATCCTCCTTCTAGATTTTTAGATACTCCTAATGCAGGAGAACAAACAAACATAATGGCAAAAAGATTAAAAACAAAAACTAATATACCTATTTTTTCTTGCACTTTAGATGACAGATGTCCTGATGTTGTTGAATATCCATTACAAAAAGTATTGCAAAAAACTAAATACGCTTATCTTAACAACACTGTTGCGTATGCTTTTGCATATGCCGTAGCGGAGGAAGTTACTGACCTACACTTGTATGGCATAGATTTTACTCACAAAAATATAAATTTTGCAGAAGCAGGAAGAGCATGTTGCGAATTTTGGTTGGCAATAGCTGTTGCTAAAGGTATTAAAGTCAACATAGCCCATAATTCTTCTTTACTAGATACTAATGTTGCAGATGACCAAAAGTTATATGGCTACCATAGATTAAAAGATCCTTTAGTTTCTACAACCACACAAGGTGAGATGTTAATAACTAAAAAATCAAAATTACAACCTCCAGAACCTTTAGATGCAACACCTAATATAATAGGTAGAGAGGATATTCCTGGAGTTACTTATGAGGAGAAATAAATGTTTTCATTAGGGGCTTCAATTGTTGGAAGTGTTAATGTAGTTACTTCTGAAAAAGGTGGGTTAACAAACGAACAAGTAGCAGATTTATGTGTAGATAAGATTGTAAGTATTTCTGATCAAGCTCCAGAACATATCAAACAACAAGCTAATCAATACAAAGAACACCTTAAAAAATTATTGTATCATTATTTACTCTTGGCAAGAAAGGAAGAACGAGCTAGTATTGTTCATATCTTAAGATCCAATGGTCAAAAAGAAATGGCTGAATACATAAGGAGACTATAATATGGCTATAGCACAAGCA